ACCGACAGATCGGGATCGATCCCGTCGGCTTCCGCCCAGTTGTTATATTTGACCGCCTTACGTTTGGGATATTTCAGAAGATCATCAAAAGAACCTTCCAATAACTTACATCCCCATTCAGTATATATGTCTTTTCCGTCAATTGTCATAATATAAGTGCTGTATGATCCTTATGGGTTATCGTTTTACCACCGGCATTCTTTACGAACACCACGGCATAGTTACTCGCATGGATCTCGGCCTCTGCCCCGTGCATTAGGATCACGTTGTAGCGGCCGATCGTATCAAAATGAAGTATAGCCTTAGAACCGGCCAGGAATACCTTCACCGGATTAACCAGTTCCACATCCGTATCGATATAGATTCCCATGCTCTCAGCCTCCTCGCCCCGGAACTCCCGTAATTGTTCCATAGACGGGAAATTGTTCTTTGTGCAGAACTCCGTACCCTGCGGTGTCAGGAGAAGGCGCATAAGGTCTTCTTTACTTTCTGTGCCATGCAACAACCTACAAGCACCTAACCGGTTTGCTATTTCAAAAAACTCTTTGTCCATCATGTTACATTTTTACTTTTACGTTAATAGTACCTTCCAAAGCATCAACAGTATTCTTTGTATTGTCAGAGATTTTGTCGGCTACGGTCTTAATTTCTTTCGTATTCTCTGCGATCTGCTCGGTATTCTTTTCAACCTTATCCGAAAGATCACGAATAGCTTTCACATCTTCCCATCCTTTTACCTGAAGGTCAAAGATGAGTCGCATTTGCTCACGGATCGGTTGCATACTACCACGTATGTCTTCCAGCAGGACACCGAAACGACCGAATTGTCCGGCAAGTAAACTGATACTCTCCTGTGATGCTTTAGAGAATGCACCTTTCAGAGAGTTATCGGAAACATTTTCTTCTTCCTGTTTGTCCTTCATCAGGCTATCAGCCCAACCAAACTGCTTATCCAATTCTCTCTGTAACTCTTCCGCCATATTGTAGATATAATCCTGTTCCCAACCAGAAAGGACGTTGTCGGCATAGAATTCCTTCAGCTTGTCACGGATCTTCTCCATCGCCTTGGATGATTGGATAGCCGATTTTATAGAGGTTGTCACCATCTGCTGCATCATCTTTTTGACAGTTTCCTTTGCCGACTCCGCCCTATCTTCCCCGGAAGCCCATGCATCGGCGTATGCATCTGCAAAATTCTCTATAGCCGACTTTAAATCCTCTCCGAAGATGGCATCTTTGGCCTTCTCCTTGTTATCAGCGATGGCTTCATTGATCTCATCGATCTGGTTCTGCCATTCCTTGATGCGGTTGTCATCGGTTTTCTTTTTATCCTGTTCTTCACGGATCTGCTGCTGGATAAGGAGCTTCTGCTGTTCTAATAGCTTATTATTCTGCTCGATCAATTTGGAAGCATCTTTTGAATAAGCCTTTTCGATTGACTTTTCCAGTTTATCATACGATTTATCCAAAGTGTCGATCTGATCCTGCAACCGCTCAATACGCTTCTCGTTTTTAGCGTCATGAATCTTGGCGATGGCGCCGGCCAAAGACGTGACCACACCAATGGCAGCACCGGCAGACGCTCCGATGGGTCCAAACATGGAACCAGCTTTAGCACCGTTCATTGCAGAACTTACAGTGTCCATAGCCACGCTGAAGCCTTCGGCTATCCCATCGAATACACCTCCGAACGAATCTCCGATCTTCGAAAACGTGTCAGAAAGGAATTGTCCGGCCTGCATGATCTCATTCATGCCCTCTTCTATTTCAGCCAAACCTTCTTTTAACTTCTTGGTATCATTTTCAGAGGCAAATACTTTTTTCAGGCCATTTGACACTTTATTAAAAGAGGTTTCCATTTGGTCGGCCTCACGGCGGACGTTGGCTATTTCATCTTTGATGGCTTTCAACTGATCCGGAGATTTACGAAGCACATCAAACTGTTCTTTGGTAATACCGAATGAATTATTAGATGAATATTCCCCTCTTTCAAGAAAAGACAAGAATTTTTCCGCTTCATCCGCAATGGCACGAATAGAGGTGATATTCTTTTTACTCATATCATCAAACAGCCGGGTGATAATGGAGGTGCTCTTTTGGGCTTCATTATCCACGTCCGCCAGCTCTTTCTTCATACCTTCTGCAAGGGAAAGCCGTTCACCTTCCGTTGTGGCCTTTGCTATCTTCTCATTATAAAGCTCCGTGATAGCCTGACGCTTTTCCAAATATGAACCATATTCTTTCAGGTATTCGTTCATGGCGCGTTCTTCTGCTTCAATCTGCTCATGGATAACATCAGATGTCGCATTTCCTAATTTGGCCCCAGCATTGACTTTTGCCACTCGGATCTCAATCGTCTGCTCTTTGGTCAACTTTCCGCCTTGTGCCTCTCTCCATTCTTTTTCTCTTGCACGGATAGTATCCAACTCTCTGTCATAGTCAAGATTCAACTGGGCGATCTTCTTGTCGGAACCTTCTTTCATCTGGTCTATCTCGGATTGCTGATTCTGGCGGCGAAGGGATAAAAGTTCCTTTTGAAGTTTTTTCTGTTTCTCAAGTTCTTTCTGATCTACAGGTTTTGCAAACTTCGTCTCTTCTTGTTTTGATTGTTTATTTACCAAAGCCTCTGCTTTCGTACGATCTTTTAATCCTTGTACAACGATCTCTACTGCCTTCTCATGTTCTATCTTTAGCTGCTCATTCCGTTTTCGCAACCGACGTAATTCAAGTGCTTCTGGGAAGCTAGTGTCAAGCCAACTTTTTTTATCTAGTTGAGAAATCCGTTTACTATTTTTAGCCATCTCTTCTTCAATGGAATTCACAGTTGCACGTTGTTGTGCCATAGTACGATCATCTATCGACTTGGACAACATCTTGTTGACTTCAACCATATCCATTAAAAGGAATTTCTGTAGAGAAAGATTTTTCAATTCATTCGGATAAAGCTCTTGTAACTTTTTATAAGCTTCAACCTTTTGCAAAGTGGACTTATTTTCATCTTGCAACACACCCAACATTTCTTCCGTCTGACTTCTCATTCCGTCAGACCATTCTCTCATTTCTGCGACTCTCTTATTATGAGCAGTCAATGCCTTTTCCGAAGCTGTAGCCTGTGTCGCAAGTTTGAATATTGCATATCCCAATGCGGTAACACCTGCCACAGCTAATACATATGGGTTTGCAAGAGCTGCCTTTCCTGCCGCCAACATAGCAACAGCCTGTTTTCTTAAAGCACCGGTAAGTAATGCTGTAGCTGTCGTATGTTGAATTGTCGCTAATCGGCTTAGAGCAGATGATTTTACATACGAATGTTGAGCTACCTGAACTAATAGAATAGCTGTTTTATATGAAAGAAAAGCTCCAGCTGCATTCTTTACCAACGATTCAAGGTTTGATATTGTACCTTCTATATTGTTATTCTCAAATGCTTCATTAAAAGCCTTGGCAATATCGGAGACTTCTTTCAGAATCTTCTCTCCCAAAGGACGCAAATAGGCCTGTACATTATTAGCCAACAATGTAAGCTGATTATCTGCAGCATCTTTCATCTTTTCAAACGCGGCTTCCGTAGCCCCTAAAGAGCTTTGCAACTCTTCGAGATCACTCGCTGCCGACTTAGCATTCTTTCCGGTCAAAGCCAATGTAGCAGCCAACCCTTCATCCGTACCGAGCATTTCCTTCATCTTAGAGGCGGAACCGCCGGCCTTCTCGTTAATCAACTGCAATGCTTCTTGGAAAGTACGACCTTGGAAAGCTGCATCCCCAAGTTCTCCGGCAGTGCCCTGGATAGCAGCCCGGATTTGAGTCATTGCCTGCGCTGTCGGCGTTCCCTGTTTGGTCAATGAAGCGACTGCACCCAACACTTGATCGATGCTAATCCCGTATGCGGCTGCAATAGGTGCAACTTGGGCTATGGAAGCCCCCAATTCGCCAAAGGTAGTCTTACCCAACCGGACAGTTGTAAAAAGCTGATCCGAGACCGTACCGGCCTCCTCCGCTGACATCTTATAAGCATTCAGGATCGTTGTTATGGCATCGGCTGCCGTCTCGGTTTCTGTAAGCCCTCCCACGGCAGCTTTAGCCGAGACTTCCAGAATCTTCATGCCATCCGCCCCATCATGACCGGCAGAAACAATGCTATAGAGTGCTTTGGCTGCTTCCGGAGCCTTGATCGGTATCTCTTGGGTTATGGACATGACCTGATTCATGAAACCGGTCATGTCGTCCGTCACCTGCGTGGAAATGGTTGCCACTTCCAGCATGTTCTTGCGAAACTCTTTTTCAAAATCGTATGAACTCTTGGCTGCCTTGGCAAATGCCGTCGCCGCACTGATACCGATACCGCCGAATATATCAAAAGATGTAACCTCGCTTGCCAAAGTCTTGATAATTCCCATCGCATCCCGTTTTCCCGCGTATAAGCCGGAATTATCGATACCAGTAGCCATAAATAAGGCTCCATCCCTATTTCTGATTCCCATAATGCGTTTATGGTAAAATATAGACAAAAGCATTTGTATTCAGGAATCTTTTGTATATTTGCTGTATGAGTCCAACAGTTTTTTATAAAAATGGAATGCGTTTCTTTTTCTTCTCTTTAGAAGAAAGCAGAATGCATATACATATCAGACAAGCAGAAAAAAAGGCTAAAATTTGGATAGAGCCTTCGATTTCTTTGGCTGAAAATAAAGGTTTTTCTTCAACCGAAATTTCAAACATAATAAAGGAGGTACAAAAACATGAGCACATTATTAGAGAAAAATGGAACAACCACCGCGGAAGTAACAATGATTAATGCACGCGGTATCCTCCTTTTCGTAGGAGGGAAGGAATATTATCTATCGTATGACAGATACCCTTGGTTCAAAAATGCCAAAGTATCGGATGTATTGGATGTGACCATGCCAGATGAAGAATCATTGCGTTGGGATGCAATCGATGTGGATCTTGAGATCGACAGCATAATTCATCCGGAGCGTTACCCGATATCTTTTTAACAAACAAAGCCCTGCTAACTTCACAGTCCGCAGGGCTTTTTATTTACCAAACAAATCAAAATTCATCACTATGACAAAATCTTTTCTCTACTCTCAATGTAATATATAACTATGCCGATGAAACTTTCTTTATCCGTTTCACACGACCAGTATCGAAGTCAACCATTTCAATCCATTCTCCATCTTCCTCTTTAATTGACGTATCTTCCGAATGAAAATCTTTGGCTCGCCGGTTCATCAAATAACCACGCTCACGTAGCATGCCGATCAACAGGGTAAAGCTGCTATCCAATATTTGTTCATGAGAATAACCGAAAGCCTCATTGCAGGTCACTAAGAACATGAAGCTGCTTTGAGGGCCTTCTTCTTCCATGTCTCGCTGTTTCTTTGAAGGGCTATTATCTCCGCTTCGCTTAATGGGCTCACAGCTTCCAGCGCTATGATAGTACGAGAAAAAGGGTTGCAACCGATCCGGTATAAGATGGCATTCAGAAGGATGTAAATATCCTCCCATGTACAGTTATCTTTCAGGGCTTC